GGTTGAACCACTCGTTGCGGAACCAGAAGCTGAAACAACAGATGTTCTAACTCTTGTTGATGATTCGCTTGATTGACCTGAACCAGTTGCACCCCTAGGTGCAGTATGTAGTCCAATTGCACTGTCTCCAGCAGTTGCCCCACCTGATGCGCTTGCAACTCTAAGGAATGTTATTACTTCACTTAGGTTGCTTGAAGAGCCAGTTCCATTTCCTGTTGCGCTTCGCGGTGCAGTGTGTAGACCAGCAGAAGTGCTATCCCCATTGGCCGAAGCAGAAGCTTGTCGTGGAGCTGTATGAAGACCAATTGCTTGGTCTCCTGTCGTGGCGGAACCAGAGCCAATTGCCCCTCGTGGAGAAGTATGTACCGAGACAATGGCGTGGCCAGATGTAGCAGATGCTGAAGCAGTTCGTATTGCCGTATGAAGTTGCGATACGGACGAAGAACCACTAGCTGTAGCGGAGGCGGTCTCCGATACTGTTTTAAATCCTACATAGAACGACGACGTCCCTCGGAACGGCTCCGAGAAACTAATTATCTCTTGTTCATCCATGAGGGGTCACTCCCCTTGTGGATTAGTCGAGTGTTAGTGTAAGAGAAGTAATCTCGAAAGTGTCGCCTGCAGTAACTGAAGCGTTTGCAGAAAGAGCACCGTACCAGAGGCAGTTGCCAGCTGTTGAGTTGTCCCACATTGACCAATGTGAGTATGTCTCTGTTGCAGCAACGAGAGTCCATTCAACTGTTGCTGTTGATGCCTTTGAGCCACCAGAAGCGGCACCAAAAGAAACTGCCTTACGGGTTGTCTCTGTTGCAGCGTTTGATGTTCCGGCTTCGCCTGGGTCTCCAGTATGAAGCTTGAGGTAAGTAGCAGAAGCCGAGTATGCCGAACCCGAACCATCCAAGGTATCGAGTAGCTCGTTTTCTAAGTAGTTTGAAATTGTCATGTGAATGATACCTTTTCGCTAGGGGCCGGTTAATACCGCTTGCTAATAGAATACACCTATGGAGTGAACTCTATTTGAACAGTTAGGTCCATTCCTGGATTTAATGAACCAACAGTGTCAATATCAACAGTTATGTAGTCACCTGCAGAAAACTCTTTGATATTCGGTGTAGACGTTGACACAAGAGTTTGACCAGCAAAAATTTTGGGCCTGTTTGCTTGGGTGGTGAAAACGGTTGTCCCATTTTTGTTCACATCTATGGTTATGTCCGCCCCTGTTGGCGCTGTACCAACAGATGCTCTGACGTTTCCGAGAGTAATTGGCCCTGGGATATAGAACTTTGCCCTACCTGTTCCCACGCTCAGGGTTCCAGGAACGGTAAAAACCTGCACCTGGTAAGTGAACTGCTGAACCCCTGGAGCACGCGTGGTTGTAACAAGAACCCTATTTGGGGTTTCCGTGGTAATTACTTGGACAACATTCTGCGTCATCGCGTCACCTCTTTGGAGAGGATAAAGTCACCCTCAAGAATTCTGTCTACTTCATTTGAGGGCGAGATTATCTCAATGTCATAAACGCCGGATGTTGATATCGCCCTGGTGTCCTCGGCCCGTATAAAAAGATTTATCGTTCCGTCATCTGGGTCTGCATTCCCAAGAATTATTCTAAATGTTGATATGTTCTCAGTTGTCAGGGTGGCAATTGGTGTTGCCGAATCAATGTACTTTCTAACCTGCATTCTTGCTGTGTATCCAGTTAAGTCCCAAATCAGGAATTCTGGGCAAACTTCTGGGTCTTCGCAATCCCCTGGATAATCCGGGTTCGTGTATTGCAGGGTCAGTTGGAGGTCAAAAGTTGACCCTTGCTGACAAGTTATATTGTATTTTCCCGCAACCATTGACACGGTTTTCTCCAATCATTGACCTAGAAGATTGTAGATTAGAACACGTCGACTTGGTCGGTAGTTAGCATCAAATTGCTGAAGCAGAGTCCTTATTTGGTCCGACCTTCTTGAGACCCATTGACATTGCCACTGAGAGAGCAACGGCTGTAACTCCAACTTTCAAATTGCTCTGGTTGACCAAACCATCAAAGTCGGCTCCAGTAGCAACCCATGCGGCAAGGTAGGCCTGAAGAAAAGTTCTGACTGCTCGCTCAACTGTGTCTTTAACAAATTTGCTTTCCATATCTATCTCCTCAATCTTTCGGTATACCCAATTTACCACACCTGCCTACTCTGCAACTTTTTGGATTCTGCTAGAGTCTCGGCGTGGCTCCAAAAAAACGAAAACCAACAATCGGTTTCTTGACCAGCGACTGGTCATGGGGGACTGACCCACTTCAGCCAAACGGCTGTGCATGGTATAGATGCAAACTGCCTTCTGACGAACTAAACAAAAGGGGCTGGTTCACTACCGTTGGTTTCCCTGGTTTCAATCCACAACGCGGATTTGGGATGGTTGTACCAGGGGATAAGGCTGTTCACGGCTGGGACATTATTGTTTTCAAGCTTTTAATGCAGCGTGCGGTTTTGGAGGCGATGCCGCGAGCCAAGGAGCTTGGTCAAAAAATAGTTGTCGACATAGATGACTGGTTCGATGGTTTGGCTGTAACCAATCGCGCACATGCAGCAACTGACCCCAAAAACAATCCAGACAATAACCGTGAAATTTATGCTGAAATAATCATGCAGGCTGATGCGGTAATTACATCAACTCCGTTTCTTTTTGATTATTACGCAAAGAAGCGCGACAACGTATTCCTGGTTAGAAATGGGATTGATATTAATAGGTGGAGACCACGAACCCCAAGAATGAACCATCGGTTAAAACTCGGCTGGGTTGGTGCGACCCCGTGGCGTTCCAACGACCTGGAGACACTTTCGCCGTTTTTAGGTAAATACCTAGTGAGCAGAAAGATGGGTTTTCATCACTCTGGACACACATTAAACGGAGCTCCATTTGCCAATAAACAACTTGGGATACCAGACAACATAACAAGAACCTCTCCATTAGTTCCGATTATGTCTTATCCGAAACTGTTTGAGCCAATCGACATAGGGATGGTTCCACTTAGCAATGTCCCTTTTAATCATGCAAAGTCGTTCATTAAAGGTCTTGAGTACGCAGCTGCTGGGGTTCCCTTTATTTCCTCATACTCTCCTGAATACAAATACCTAGCCGATAAGGGTATTGGCAGAGTTGCCTATACGGCAGATGACTGGATTTATCATCTTGATGAATTGAGGATAACTCAAATCAGAAGAGATGAAATAGAGCACAATTTAGAGATGCTGAAGGATTTTACAATAGACAAAAGAGGTGAAGATTGGGATGCCACTTTTAGGGTGATTTTGGAAAAAATATAGGCCACCGTAATGAGCGATATAGATTTTACATTTGGCATAATCACTGTCTACGAGGACAGGCAAAGACTTGACGAAATAATAGACAATATTCGAAGTTTAAAAATTCCAAGATTTGAAATACTCATTGTTGGTGGTGGTGACTCATCTGGTATTGATGGACCAGACATTGTGAAAATTGACTTTGACGAATCAGTTAAACCAAAGTGGATTACAAGGAAGAAAAACATTCTTGTTCAGAATGCAAAGTACGAGAATATTGTGCTGATGCATGACTATCACGTATTTGACGCGAGCTGGTATGAGGAGTTCAAGAAGTTTGGTACAGACTGGGAAATCTGTTCGTGCCCCCAGTACCTAATCAATGGCGACAGAAATCCAATGGATTGGTCACTTTGGGACAAGCCAGGACATGGGCGCGCCTGGTCGCTTGATTACAACGACTGGACGCAAACACAATATATGTACATATCTGGTGGATTCTTCATGATTAAAAAGCACGTCATGATTGAGGAACCTCTTGATGAATCGCGCGGGTGGAACGAAGAAGAAGACGTTGAGTGGTCAATGCGTGTGCGCAACAAATACGTAATGAAGTGCAACGGAAATAGTATTGTTCGTCACAACAAGTGGCACAGACATGCAGGACCCAATCCAAATGAAAAATAACTTTCTTGTCATCTTCGACCTCGATGGGGTTCTGATTGAATCACGAGAAGTTCACTACGATTCGCTGAATATCGCTCTAAGTCGAATTGGACAAGAGTATGTTATTTCCGAAGAAGAGCACCTATCCAGATATGACGGACTTGGAACAACTACAAAGCTAAAGATGCTCACCGAGGAAAAGGGTTTACCAGAGTCAGCGCATCAGCAAGTCTGGGAAGACAAGCAAAAAGCTACTCTCCAAATACTTTCAGGTTTTCCCAAAAACTATATAGCCATTGACATAATGCAGACCCTTAAAGAAAAGGGTTGGCGAATAGCTGTTGCGTCAAACGCTATAAGAGACACTGTAATTACAGCACTAGATGCAATTGGTGTACTCAAATATGTCAGTTATATAATGAGCAATGAAGATGTAAGGAACCACAAACCTCATCCTGAAATGTATTGGCAATGCATGGTCTCCCTTGATGCGACACCAGCAAATACTATAATTATTGAGGATTCCCATATCGGCAGGGAAGGTGCGCTTAGTTCTGGGGCAAACCTACATGCAATAAAGAACGCCAGCGACTTAAGCAAAGAACGTTTAATGCGCTTTGTTGATGAAATAGAAACAAGAGGCAAGAAGCCTGTTGCGTGGAGGAATGAAAAAATGAATGTTTTAATACCAATGGCTGGAGCTGGTTCGCGTTTTGCGCAGGCTGGATATACGTTTCCAAAACCGCTAATCGAAGTTAACGGGAAGCCAATGATTCAAGTTGTTGTTGAGAACTTGAATATTGATGCTCACTTCATATTTCTTGTTCAAAAAGAACATTACGAGAAATACAACCTAAAACAAGTATTAGGACTCATCAAGCCAGGTTGCGACATTGTTTTGGTTGATGGAATGACCGAAGGTGCTGCATGCACGACGCTTTTGGCATCTGGTCTAATAGATAACGACGAACCATTATTGATGGCAAACTCCGACCAGATAGTGGACTGGAATAGCAACGAGTGCTTGTACGCATTTGGAGCAGAAGGTGTTGATGGTGGGATTCTTACATTTAAGGCAACTCATCCAAAGTGGTCATACGCGAAGCTTGGGGATGACGGCCTTGTCGATGAGGTTGCAGAAAAGAACCCAATTTCAGATAATGCCACAGTTGGAATTTATTACTGGAAGCACGGCTCGGATTACGTGAAATACGCAAATCAAATGATTGAAAAAGATATCAGAACCAATAATGAGTTCTATGTCTGTCCAGTATTCAATGAAGCAATTCAAGATGGGAAAAAGATTCGGATAAAGGAAGTTCCAAAGATGTGGGGTATTGGAACACCGGAAGACCTCAATTACTACTTGGAGAACAACAAATGAGCAAAAGTAAAAAAGATTATCTAGCTATGCAAAATTCGTATTATGACGAATATGCATCAAAATGGTCGCTTGACTTCAGAGACCCAGTTGTCGGCTCGTACGACGCACACAATAACTGGTCAGACTATGACAATTTCTTATTCAAGGACTTTGATACAAATGGTCTTGTAGCACTTGAATATGGATGCGGACC